TATCCTATTTTTGAAAGGTATTCAATAAGACTATCATCGTATGTGACAGTATATTTTAATTCAGAAAGCCTGTTAGAAAGTTTTTTCAATTCAATCTCCGTGATTTTTTTAATATCGTCTTTTGATAAAGAATTGAAAACAATCGTATCATCAATCCTATTCAAGAACTCAGGAGAAAAGAAATTTTTCATTTCTTTCATGAGAACCTGTTTTCTGGCTTCCTCATTTGAATAGGAATTAGAGAAACCAATCCCTGTACCGAAATCTTGTAATTTTTTGACTCCTAAGTTTGTTGTCAAAATAATCAAAGTATTTTTAAAATTGATTTTTCTACCGAGAGAATCTGTCACGTGTCCTTCATCAAGAATTTGTAACAAGATTGTGAAAACGTCTTTATGTGCTTTTTCTACCTCGTCGAAAAGGATAACTGAGTAAGGTTTGTTTTTAACCTTTTCAGTTAGTTGTCCCCCTTCATCGTATCCGACATAACCAGGAGGGGCACCTACTAATTTGGATACAGTGTGTTTTTCTTGGTATTCACTCATGTCAACTCTGATAAGAGCTTCTTCTGAACCAAACATCTCTTTCGCAAGTTGTTTTGCCAAGTGTGTTTTACCGACGCCAGTAGAACCGAGAAAAATAAATGAACCGATTGGCCTGTTGGGGTCTTTGATACCCAAGCGGTTTCTTTTAATTGATTTAACCACTTTGATTACGGCCGAATCTTGTCCAATAACCTTACCTGTTAGCTCCTTATCCAAGTTTATCAGAGATTTTGTATCATCAACACTCATTTTGTTTACAGGAATTTTGGTCATATTTGAAACAACATCATAAACCATGTTCAACGTGATTTCTTGTTTTTGTTTCTCCATTTCCTCATCAAATTTCTTTTTCTCCGAATCTAATTTATCCAACAACTTTTTTTCTCTATCTCGTAATTGCGCCGCTTGTTCGTAATTCTGTTTTTTTACAACATCGATTTTTTGTTGTTTGATTTCCGCAGCCTTTTTTTTGAGTTCCTCAATAACCTCGGGAATTTTCACTTCTGTTTGCATACGTGCACCAACCTCATCTAAAATGTCAAATGCTTTGTCAGGAAATTCTCGGTCTGTAATATAACGTTCAGCAAGTTTGACACAAACCTCAATGACCTCATCAGAGTACCTGACCTTGTGATAAGATTCATATTTGGGACGAATGTTCTTCAGAATTTCTATAGTTTCAGCAACAGATGAAGCCTCAACAATAATTTTTTGGAATCGTCTTTCAAGAGCACCATCCTTTTCAATGTTTTTTCTGAACTCATCTAAAGTTGTGGCCCCAATAATTTGAATCTCACCACGTGATAAAGCGGGTTTGAAAATATTGGAACCATCCATAGAACCGGCAGAATTACCCGAACCAACCAAAGTGTGCACCTCGTCAATAAAAACTATAATGTTTGGGTTTGTCTGTAATTCTTCAATAATAACTTTCATCCTCTCTTCAAATTGTCCTCTATATTTTGTTCCCGCCACAACAGAGGTCAGGTCTAAGTTTACAATTCTTTTATCAATAAGATTTTTGGGACATTCACCGCTTACAATTTTCATTGCTAAACCCTCTACAATTGCGGTTTTACCACATCCCGGTTCTCCTAAGATAATTGGATTGTTTTTCTTGCGTCTTGATAGGATTTGTGCAATCCTCAAAATTTCTCGGTCTCTACCAATTACAGGGTCTAATTTACCTTCGGACGCAAGTTTATTTAAATCTCTACTGAAGTTGTCCAAAACAGGAGTAGAACTGTCGGAAGTCTTTTGCTTCCTACTTGTTTTCATGTCGTCATCATCCATTAGTTCATTCATGGTATATAATTTTTACAAAGATGTATCAAAAAATGTACACAAACAAATAATTTGTAATATTGTCATAATAAATTTTTTTTTCATGACAATCTGTCATTTATTTAGTTTCGGCACACAACTTGACTCTAATTATATAAATAATAAACCTCAAAAACAAAAAAAACTATGATTTTATCTAACAACGAATTGAACAGAATTTTCGACGACATTTTCAATGGGACGTCCAAACCTTATTTCAAAACCTCAGTAATTTCAAAAAATCCTGATGAGGAGAATTATGAAATAAATCAAACAAAAGATGGTGCATATCTTTTCTTTGAGGTTCCTGGTTTTAATAAATCAAATCTCAAAGTAGAAATGGAAGACGGAATTCTAATCATTCAAGGAAAAAGAATTTATAAATTGAATGGTGAAGAAAAAACAAAATCTGTATCAAAAGAATTCAAAATTGGAAAGGAATATAATTCATCTGAGATTGAGGCAACAATAGAAGATGGTCTACTAACGGTATTCGTACCTAATTACAAAAAACAAGAAAAAAAGAGAATCAATCTCCTGTGATAAAAAAACCCTCAACTTAGTTGGGGGTTTTTTCACACCAATCTATTATAAGATGAACTCTATCTTCATCACCATCATTCACCACAGAATGTGATAATTTATCATTATTCATTTCCCAAATTTCACCGACTTTCATATTGATGGATTCTTCACCTACATTGAAAATACATTTTTCATTTGTAATTATTGGTATGTGTATCCTTTTAGAAAATTTAAAAGTATTGTTTGCACTGTCAACGTGGGTTGGTATAATACTTTTTTTGTATAGTTTGACTAAAATAGCTCTGAGTAAATAACCTGAACCGCCGGTTTGTTTTTTTATAATTTCACAAATATTATTTAAATCCTCTTCGAAGAAGGTATAGTTTTTAGTAAACACTGGATTAAAGTTGGTAGAAAAAAAATCATTGTCATAAACTATTTTAATTGTTTGTGTATTGACCATATCAGTACACGCTTTTTGTCTCAAGGTAAATTCGTTCCAATCTACTTTTTCACTATTTAATATCGTCAGAATATTCGATATGTCATAATGTCCATAATATTTGAAAGATTCATTTACATTCATACTTATAATTATAATTCTTTAGTTAAAATAAATTTATTATGTCAGTGATTAGAGAAACTATAGAAGGTTCAAAAATTATAAATGAAATTAAATCATCGAATCTCAAGAGGACAGAATATGATGTTGAAACAAAAATGATGATTGTTGAATTCAACAATGGTTCTAAATACCAATATGAGGACGTACCCCATCAAATTTATACAAGATTCAGAATGTCGGAGTCACAAGGAAAATTTTTTTCAACTGATATTTCAAAAAAATACAAATTCAAAAAACTATAATTTTCGTGGTATTTATTGTGAATGAAGAAGTTTCAAAAAATTTTAGATAGTTTTTCTTTGCAAGAAAATTTGAATCCCAAGGTTTGGGATAACTACGAGGATATTGATAAGGCAACTCTAAAATCTGAAGTAAGAAAAAAATTACTTGAGATTGCTGAGGAATTTTCTGATGATTTAGGGGACGATGTCTTTATCGAAGATATTGTCTTGATGGGTTCTTTAGCAAATTACAACTGGTCAGAATTTTCGGACTTCGATTTACACTTGCTTGTTGATTTCGGAAAATATGGTGAAGATGAGGAATTGTATAGAGAAATTTTCGAGTTAAAAAAGAAAGAGTTTAATAATAAATATGATATCACCATTTATGGTTACGATGTTGAGGTTTATGCACAAGGTGCGGATGATGAACATTCCAGCAGTGCTGTTTATTCCATAATGAATGATGAATGGATTCAAAAACCAGTCAAGGAAAATGCGGAAATAGATTTTGATTTTTTAAAAAAGAAAGTGAAATCTTGGATTTCAAAAATTGATGATACAATAGAAACCGAGGATATCGATAAGATGAAATCTCTCAAAGAAAAAATAAAAAAATATCGTAAATCGGGATTAGAAAAAGAAGGAGAGTTTTCCTATGAAAATTTAGTTTTCAAATTTTTGAGAAGGTCGGAAATGATTGGAAAACTTTTTGAGGCAATAACAAAGGCTAAAGATAAAAAACTTTCAATCGAATCAAAAATCACTGAACAAAGTGATAGATTATTTGGTTCCGCAAGTGTTAAAATACCCGCAGATGGTGCTCATGCGGGTCAAAGTGGATGGGCTAGTGGTAACGCTTGGGATATTAAAGCACCTATCGGAGAACCGGTTTATGCAATTGCGGATGGAACTGTTAAAACCTTCAAAGACTACGGACCTAAGGTAAGGAAAACTCAAGGGAAAAAACTTTTTGGTATAGGATTCACTGTGAAGAGTGATAATTCATTACCCGATGTATATTATACTCATCTACAGAATGCTCAAGTACAAAAGGGTTCCAAAGTAAAATGTGGACAATTGTTAGGATATGTGATGGATTTTCCTGGAAGTTCCTATGACCACCTGCACATTGGAGTTGAGTATGGACACAATATAAGAGAATTTTTGAATGACGATGGTACTCTAAAATGTGCCAAAGGGGAAATTGAAGTTACCCCTAAATCAAAACAAAAAAAACAATCTAATAAAGACCAACAGATGGTTTGGAATACTTTATCAGATTCTGTTTTCTTGAAAAAGATTATGTCCTACGTGAAGGACGGTTTGTATTTTGAATATACTCCAGGACAAAAGATACCATATGAACAACCCGTAGAAGTGATACAATCAGGTTTACAATTTTTGGGGTTTTCTTTACCAAGATATGGTGTTGATGGTAAATTCGGACCTGAAACCCAAGGAGCTGTTAAAGATTTTCAATCAAGTGTTGGGTTACCACAAACAGGAATTTTTGGAGTAGAAGATTCCAAATACCTTTTGGCTATGTTGATACAGAAAGGTTTTACTGATTCTGATTTGAGAGGTCTTCAATATGATAGGGATTTCGGATTAGAGTCAAAAAATGACCAAGATTTTTATCAAACTTTACTTACCAAACTAGGTGCACCTGTAACAAATGAAAATATGAAGTTTTTATTGGCTTGGAGACAAGCTGAGGGTAAGGCAGGTAATTTTAATCCATTCAATACAACTCACAAACTCGAAAACTCAACCGATTTTAACTCTGCGGGGGTCCAAAATTATCAGACATTAGATGATGGTATGTACGCAACACTAAGAACCCTAACCAATGGGAGATATAATTGTATCGTAAACGGTTTAATAAATGATATAGGTGCTGCTGAAATAGCTAAATGTGCTTCTCTAGAAACTTGGGGAACGGGAGACTTAGTTGGTAAAGTAATCAGTGGTTATGAGAATGGAGCATCAATTAAAAGCCCAAGTCTCAGATAATTAGATTATTTCTCAAAACTACTATATTTATAAAGAAAAATTAGATGGCTTTATTAACATACCAAATAGCACCTTGTTTTGGCGGAACAACAATATTAGTTGATTTTGATAGTAGTAATTTACCTGCTGTAAATGGTTGTTATTTTTTGAGGTTCACGGGTGCAACTCAAGAGGGATGTTATGAGATAATTGATTATGCAGAACCAGCCACAGGAACTGATACTGTAAACTTCATGTCTATCAATCATGTTGATTGTGGGACTTGTTTAGCCATTGTTACACCTACCCCGACCCCATCAGTGACACAGACTAAAACCCCAACACCAACACCTACTCAAACCGACACCCCAAATGTGACCTCAACACCTACAGGGACTCCAAGTGTCACACCGACAACAACAAAAACTCCAACACCATCGGTGACAACAACGAATACTCCAACAAAAACTAATACACCTACACCTTCAATTACAGCCAGTAATACACCCACACCTTCAATTACTGCTAGCAACACACCCACACCCACACAAACAGGTACACCTGCTGCTACTCCAACACAAACTGGAACTTCAGCGGTTACTCCAACACCAACACCAACTGTAACCAAAACTAATACTCCAACGCCTACACAAACAGGTACCCCTCCAGCGACACCAACCCAAACACCAACACCCACCCAAACTCCATTTTATAGTGGTATATCAGTAAACCAAAACTATGAATATACTGCGGAAATGCTTGGTTCATTTAGTGGGGGAACATTACCACCTGGTACACTAGTACCACATCCAGGATATGCTGCGGATTTACCTAATGGTAACACAATTCAGGTAATACAGCTAAATGCCATAACATTAGGAGGATTTGACGGACTCAACAATTAAAACTTTTAAAAAACAATATAAAAATGGGAGACTTAAAACCAATAGGGAGTGAAAAACTCACAGGTCAAGACAAAATCAAAAGAATTCTTGAAATTGCAAAGTACAACGAAACAATTCCAAGTTCCGTGAATGAAAATGCAAAATCAGTATATTCAATAAATTTAGCTGACGGTAATGACTATCAGATTGTAAAAGAAAAACAAGGATACATTATCAAGAAAGTAGTTTCTGAATCTCAGTTAGATTACATTGAGCCTATGAAAAACAGAAAATATTTTTCCTCATATTCCCAAGCATTCAAAAGATTAAATCTATTGGCAGGTGAACTGAATAGATTAAATGAGAATGAGAATGGGGTTGAATTATATGGAGAACAAAAGAAATTTGTTTTGAAAACTCCTAAACCTGAGCCTGAGGCAGTAGAACCTCCGGCACCACCTGCAGAACCACCAGCAGTTCCGCAACCAGAATTACCTGATTCACCTGTCGGAGGTGAAGAGGAGGTTGACATGAGTGCTGAGGAAATGCCTGATGGTGAAATTGATTTAGGTGCTAGTATGGATGATTTAGAATTGGATGGTGGTGAATCTGCTCCTGAGGGAGAACCTGAAATGGATGACGCTATGGGTGATGAATCGGCTGCGTCAGAAGAGATGGTGACATTTAAGACCATTCAAAAGTTGACAGGTAAACTTACACAAAAAATTAGAGAGTTTGATGCTCAAGACGGAATGACTTCAGAAGATATCAAATATGTGATAAATATGGTTCTTTCTGCTTTGGATTTGAAAAATCTATCTGAAGAAGATAAAGAAGATATCATGTCAAAATTTGAAGAAGCTGAGGAGAGACCTGAAGGAGATATGGATATGTCTGACAATGAATTGTCAATGGATGATGAAGATATTAGTTCTGATTCAGAGGTTGAGGACATTCAAGCTGATATGGATGAACCAAAATCTGAAATGGGAGAAATGAATGTTGGAAATGGTTCAATACTTGACAGTATCTTCAAAGAATCAAAAGTAGATAAAGTTTTATCGAAATATTTTGAAATTACAAAGAAGGAAATCTTGGAATCAAGAGAAAAAAAAGAAAGAAAAAGTAAAATACAAGAAGTTACTTTAAGAAAAAAAATGACTGAAGTAGTGAAACTTTCTGAGTCTGTCAAACAAGAATTAGTTTCAGAAAAATTTTTGAGAGCAAACCCTTCTTTTAACGTTGTAGGTAAAACTAATAAAAAAAATATAGTTTTCGAGAATAACCAAAAACAAATTAAAATATCCCCAGAGGGAGAAATTTTATGAGTAAATTGGTTTTCGTAAATGGTTTAGGACCCAATTATAAAGGGGATAACATTTACGAATTCATATTTTCGGACGAAAATTTGGAAGACGTTTGGGGAGAAAATTGGGAATCAAAACCAAGTAATGGTTATCCATTACCTCCCGAGTTGAAATATATAAAAAAGGTAGGAGTTTTGAGAAATACTGATGTTAAATTGGAATTGATTCAGAACTCCGATTTTTTTTGTATGATAGATGCCTTGGATGATGTAGTTGCGATGGCATGGGAACCTGAGGAAGTAAGAGGTCAGAAGAGAATGGTGTTCAGGTTTGGAGAGTCAGAGCAAGTTATAAAAGATAAATTATACGAAAGAGATTTGATTCTCGAATTTGAAAAGAAAGTTGTATATGAAAATTAAAATTAAAGCATTAGAACTAATCGAGAAAGGAATTCCTTCCAAAACCGTTCTAAAGTTGAGCGAATCGGAAATAAATTTGTTACACTCAAAGTTGTTGGGAGAACAAACCAAAGCCGCTATGGTGCAAATTAAAAGTACCACTCCGAACGCAATACAAACCGTGAAAAATTTGACAACACAAGGTGTTCCTGTTCAGATGATAGAGAAGGAGTTAGAGGAGGAGGAAGAAGTTACGATGGACCCTAACCAAAAGAAACAAACTCAAGACCCTGAGCAAGAAGGACCTAGTTCTAATGATGGTTTTGGTCCTGACAAAACAGAAGACCCTTCTATGAATGATGATGGTATGTATAATTTCGAATCTATTGAAGAATCTAAAAAGAAAAAAGAAAAAAACCCGTGGGCGATATGCACTGCAAAAATGGGTGAAGAATTCGGAACTTCAGAAAGAAGTGAATGGACTAAGAAACAAAAAGCTAAATATGAAAGTTGTGTCATGGGAGTAAAAAAATCTTTGGAAGAGAGTAAAAAAAATGTATCTTTGTTTTTGGAAACTGAAATTCAAAAAATTGTAGAAAGACATCTTTCTCCAAAAATAACAAAAAGAGAACTCATGAAATATTTGGGAGAGTCAGAACCTGCTGTAGCACCTACGAAACCGGCTACACCTACGAAACCGGCTACACCTACGAAACCAAAACCTAGACCAATGAGACCTGGACAAAATCCAAATCCGGGCGAAAAAGAGGCACCAATGGCCGTGGAACCTGAAAAGGCTAAAAAGAAAGTGATTTCTACAATAATGAAAATGTTGAGAAAAAAATGAGAAAAAGAACATCAGAAGCAATTGATTATGGTAACTATCCTGAAAGGATGGACCCAAACTTAGAAAGAAAACTTTCAAGTCCTGAGGGTTTATATGCAAGTTCTCCGGCATTCCAAAAAGGTGCTGAAGATGTGGAAAGACTCGCAACAGAAAGATTTAAGAAAGTTGTTGACAAATTACGTCAAGTCAAAGGTATGGAAAGACTAACTCCTAATGTAATCCAAAGGATTTACATGGAGGAGATGAGTAAGGTTCCTATGATTTTGAGAATTGAGTCCCAACACAAAGAGGAACTTGAAAAGTTAGCTACAGATGTATCACTTGAAGAAACTGAGACTCCTGAAGGTTGGTATCAAATTGAAGCAATGTTAAATAGAGAACCTATTGACGTAAATAATTTCAGATATGAACCAGAAGAACCTGAAGATGAGGAAGAAGAGGATGACGAGGAAAAAAAACAAACTTTAAGTTTCGACGACTTCGATATTGAAAATTTAACTCCACAAGAAGAACTCGAATTAGAAAAACATAAAAGAAATATTATAAACGCTGTTGTACAAGGTGCTGCAAAAAAAGGACATTATTTATTCCAAAAGCCTGAAGTTAAAAGAAAGTTGGATGCAATAGACTCAAGATTGTTTCCTGCTTACTTGGGTGTTATGGCAGTAAATGATTTATTGTATTTCACTATGGAACAGATGATTGAACAAATGTCTGCCACAGGAAATGGTGTTGCCGGTAAAGTATCATTAGAAGATGCAGACGACGAGGGAGGCGGAGAAGGAGAAGAAGAATCTCAAGAGAAACCCGATACAAAAATAGTAGCTGAAGGTTTATTCTTTCCGATTTTATGTCATGAGATTATTAAAGGAATTAAAAAAGCTAATGCTAGATTTGGTCTTCCGAAAGACCCTCAAATGCGTGAAAAGGTAAAAGGTGCCGTTGATGTTTTATCTAACGAACCCATGCAGTTGAGATTAGGACCTGAAATTGTTGAAAAAATTAGATTTGCCTTACCTGACGAAATGTTCGATTCAGACAATAAAGGTTTAATAAACTGGTTCGAAATTGAATTATACCAAATTCCAGCTCGCGAATTTCTTCAAATTATTGGTAACACCATTTCAAATGACAATGCCAAAGTTTCCAAAGCTAAAGAACGTTTTCAAGAGATTATGAAAAAGGCTATGGAGTTGAAAAAAGAATATGATGACTATTTGGAAGACCAGAACAAAGATGGTGATTCCGATGATGACGATGATGATTTGGATGATTTCTTGAGTAATTTGGGTATAAGTCGACCCAAATGATTCTGAATGACAAAAGAACAACTAATTATTGAATATACAAAGTGTATGAGGAATACTCCCTATGCACTCAAAGCATATTTACAAACTTACGATAACACCGTATCAAAATATGTCCCTTTAGATTTATTTCCTGACCAAGTAAGATTGATTGAAGATTATGATTCGTACAACGAAAACATTGCTCTGAAATATAGACAGGCGGGTGTTTCTACTGTAACTGCCGCTTGGGCATCAAAAAAATTAGTTTTTGCAAAAAAACAAAAACCTGAAAAAATTCTAATTATTGCCAACAAACTTGACACTTCTGTCGAGATGGCTAACAAAATAAGGTCATTCACTGAACAATGGCCAGAATGGGTTGGTATCGGTTTTTCTGCAGAAAAAAACTCCCAAAGACATTTCAAACTTTCGAATGATTGTGAGGTTAAAGCGGTTGCAACATCCAAGGACGCCTTACGTGGTTACACGCCAACAATATTGATTTTTGACGAAGCTGCGTTCATTGAAGCAGATAATGATTTCTGGTCTGCTTGTATGGCATCTCTATCAACAGGTGGTAAAGTGATAGTTGTTTCAACCCCTAACGGATATGACCCAATCTATTATGAAATTTATGACCAAGCATTGAGAGGAATGAATGAGTTTAAAATCTCGGAGATGTATTGGTATAGAGACCCAAGATATACCAAGGATTTGTTCATGGTCAAAACTAATGACCTCGTTCATTTTTTATTGAATAGAGAAGATTATCCCAAAGACGTTGTAGTTGACCTCTCAATAGATAATCCATATGAGAGAGACCATTCAATAACCACAGATTACATCAATAAGGGTTATAAACCATGTTCTGCTTGGTTTGAGGGAATGGTCAAAAAATTGAAATTTGACAGAAGAAAAGTTGCACAAGAATTGGAGTGTAATTTCTTGGGGTCAGGGGACAATGTTTTTGAATCTGAGTTGATGCAAAATATTGCTAAGAATAGCCTTAGAGAACCTCAAGCTAAATTGATGGGAAGCTCATTGTGGATATTCAAAGAGCCTGAAAATAATCATAAGTACGTTATGGGGGTGGATGTTTCAAGAGGAGATTCAGAAGATTTCTCATGTATTGAGATTATTGATTTTGACACAAAAGAACAGGTTTTGGAATACGTCGGTAAAATCCCACCAGATGTACTTGCTGAAATTGCTTATAAGTGGGGTACTATGTATAGAGCCTTTTGTGTGATTGATATAACTGGTGGGATGGGAATTTCAACTGCCCGTAAAATGCAAGAATTGAATTATGAAGGTGGATTGTATGTTGACAACATAGACCCGAACAAGAAATGGAAGTGGGACCCTAAAGCAAATGAAAAAATACCTGGTATAAATTTTAATTCTAAAAGGGTTCAAATTATTGCATCGCTTGAGGAAGCGGTGCGACATGATTTCAAAATTTATTCTAATCGATTATATAATGAAATGAATACTTTCATCTTCATAAATGGTAGACCTGACCATCAAAAGGGACACCACGATGATTGTATTATGGCTATATCCATGGCAATTTATGTTGCAGAAAAATCATTCCAATCGCTACAAAAAGTTGTCAATCATACCAAGGCAATGTTGAATTCTTGGACATCGACCGTGAATGAAAATAAAAATACATCAGATTATTTCAACCCAATGGTTCCACAGTCTAATCGCAACTCAGGTATGTATCCTACAAATGGTCCAACTAAGGCCGATTATCAAAAATATGGATGGTTATTTGGAGCTAAATAACTATTTATATTATTGATTAGACAAGTAAAATTAAAAGATGAGTGAACAGAATTTAACTATTTGGCAGAGGTTATCCAAAACCTTTGGACCCAATTCTTTATTAGGTCAGGATTATCCTACATATAAGTTTGATAAAAAAGTATTACTACGTACCACCGACCGAGCTGAATACGAAAGGGAAAAATTACAAGCACAACAAAGTTTTTATTTAGCAAATCAATGGGCTAAAGTTGAAAACAATTTATATTCTCAAGCCATTTATTATGAACCATCAAGACTCTCCGCACAATATGATTATGAGTCTATGGAGTATACACCTGAAATTTCTGCGGCGTTGGACATTTATGCTGAGGAATCAACAACTACCAATGAGGATGGTTTCATATTACAGATTTATTCAGAATCAAAAAGAATCAAATCAGTTTTAGCCGACCTTTTCAACAATACATTGGATATCAACACCAATTTACCAATGTGGACAAGAAATACATGTAAGTATGGTGATAACTTTGTTTACCTCAAACTCGACCCAGAAAAGGGAATTGTTGGTTGTCAACAACTACCTACAATCGAAATTGAGAGAAGAGAAGTTGGTACTTCACAAAAAATTACAGTAGAACCCGATAGACCTGAAGATAGAAAAGCACTTCACTTCGATTGGAAAAATAAAAACATGACTTTTCAGTCTTGGGAAATTGCTCACTTTAGACTGTTGGGTGATGATAGAAGGCTACCATACGGAACTTCAATGCTTGAAAAAGCCAGAAGAATTTGGAAACAATTATTGTTATCCGAAGATGCGATGTTGATTTATCGTACTTCGAGAGCTCCAGAAAGAAGGATATTCAAGGTATTTGTCGGAAACATGAATGATGACGATGTTGAAGCGTATGTACAACGTGTGGCAAACAAATTCAAGAGAGAACAAATTGTTGACAGTAAGACAGGTCAAGTGGATATGAGATTCAATCAGATGGCCGTTGACCAAGACTATTTTGTACCTGTACGTGACCCAGCAGCACCTAGTCCAATAGATACCTTGCCTGGTGCACAAAATCTATCAGAAATTGCGGATATTGAATATATTCAGAAAAAACTGTTGACAGCTTTAAGAGTACCCAAAGCGTTTTTAGGGTTTGAAGAAGTTGTGGGTGACGGTAAGAATCTTTCTTTGCAGGATATTAGGTTCGCCAGAACAATAAACAGGATTCAAAAAAGTATGTTACAGGAACTGAATAAAATTGCAATTGTTCATCTGTTTCTTTTAGGTTTTGAAGATGAACTTGATAATTTTACTTTGGGTCTTACTAATCCATCCACTCAAGCTGATTTACTCAAAATTGATGTCTGGAAAGAAAAAGTTACACTTTATAAAGACATGGTATCTGACCCTGGAGGTGGAATTTCAGCAACCTCTACAACATGGGCTAAAAAACATATTTTTGGTTGGTCAGACGATGAAGTCAAATTAGATTTACAACAACAGAGATTGGAGAGAGCGGTCGGTGAAGAATTGAAAGCCACTCCAACAGTTATTACCAAAACGGGAATATTTGATAATCTAGATAAATTATACGGGTCAACAACGGGAGGAACACCAACTCAAACTGCAACCGAAACTGGAGGTGGATTTGAACCTTCAGGAATAGAACCAATGTCACCGCCATCACCACCCACACCTGAAGAACCTGCTGGTGGGGAAGCACCACCCGAAGGAGGCGAAGTTACACCGGAATCTAAATCTAAAGAACTGAACATTTTAGTTGAAAATAACTTTATTGAAGGTTCAACCAACATAGATTTGTCACATGGGCAAAATTCTTTGGGTGAAATTACCAAGCAGTTAGACAAGTTACTAAATTCCTAATATTTATTTGTAAACCTACAGTAATGACATTCGGACAGATAAAAACCGCCATAGAAAACCACTTGATTGAATCTTACAAAAGTGAAAAAGAATTCAAGAAAAGTATCAATGAATTTAAGTCTAATATATTGAATAATAAATCAATATCCAAACTTTATTCTGTCTATGACCAGTTATCTACAAATCAAGGTTTGAACGAAGGTGATGCTAAAGATTTTTTAGAAGAAGGATTATCTGTAATCAATAGAATTTTACCAACAGTAAAATTACCCAAACTTGCTAAAGAGACTACTAATAATAATTACAAAAATATTGACACACTAGTTTACACAAATAATTTAAATTTATCTGAACGCGTAAACGCTAAAAAGGAAATCATTCAAATTTTGAAATCTGAGAAAGAAAGTCTGAAGGAATCTATAAAGTTACCTGTTTCTAGTATGGTTAAAATTGCCAATCAGACATTAGAGAATTACATCACAAATATGGATGAAGATTCTAAAAAAGTTTTCATGAATGTGGTAAAAACAGATAGTAAAAACTTGAAGGAAGATTATCAAAACTTGAAAGAATCTACAATAGATAAATTAAAAACAATCCTCACAAACGAATCAGAACAGGAATTAAAATCTAAAATACAAGAGACTATAGAGAAAATTCAAACTCAGGATTTTAATCAGATGAACTATGTAAAATTAGTGAGTTTGGAAAAAAACCTATAGGTTCGTTTTCTTTCTTTGAGTATATTTTGCTTTTAGTAATGCTTTTCTTTTAGTAACAGACTTCTTTTCAAATTCTTTCTTTTCCAATAACTTTTGATTTTGTTTTGTCTTTATTACCTTAGATTTCAAAACTTTCAAAGCCTTCTCTAAATTTTCCGATTTGGTTATTTCGATAATCAACATATTTTATATATATTGTGTTTTTGACAATAAATAACTTTATGGTTACTTTTGTATCAAAATAAACTATGAAATATGAAAATGAATGAAAAAAGGAAAAAGTGTAAAACTAAATTTATTTACACCAATTAAATCAGTATACGGAACTGTGGATTCTAAAAATTTAAAGTCAATCTACATAAACATTCAATCTTGGGTTTGTCCGAAAATGGAGTATGATAATTGGAATAGAGTTGTTTGTAATTTGAATCGTGAAATAAAACACTCTGTATATAATTCGATAACTGAGGAAATTTTTTTAGAGAAAAATATCGTTGATTTAGATTTAAGAACGAGTGGTATAAACAAAGGAAAAAAATCTTTTTTTAATTTGGAAGTAAATTTATTCGTTTCTCAGGACTATGAATTCAAGTCACCAATTCTTAAAGAGGGTATCAAAAAAATTGTAAAAAATATCTATACTAATAATATTTCCAATAACAAATATTTTGATTTTTCGAAATCAAAAAATTAAACAATACTAGCAATATATTTATCTTTTAAAAGGAAGAATGAAACAACTCAGAATTTTAGAGGCACATGAAACAGGACATGGTATTTTAATAGAGATGGACGCTGGTTATGTTTCCCCAAGAGATGAACATAATGCAAATATGTTAAAAGAAGCTAAAAATTTGGATTATAGAAATCCTTTTGAATTTTATGCTGTACTTCAGAAGTATGACACCCCAAACAGAAATGGTAGGTTTTACCCAGAAAAAATTTTGAAGAGAGAATCCGATAGATATAAAAAAATAATTGAAAAAGGATTATCTACTTCTGAATTAAATCACCCTGAGTCTTCACTTATAGATTTAGATAGAGTATCACATCTTATCACTGATATATGGTGGGATAAAAATATTCTAATGGGAAAATTAAAATTATTGACAACTCCAGGGTTTCACGAGAGGGGGATAGTATCCTCTAAAGGGGATGTTGCAGCTAACCTTATGAGACAAGGTGTCACTATGGGGGTTTCATCAAGAGGGGTAGGGTCTTTGAAAAAGGTCGGGGAAAGAAATGAAGTTCAAGATGATTTCGAATTGATTTGTTTTGATTTGGTATCTTCACCTTCAACACCAGGTGCTTATTTGTTTTCTGATGTAAATGACAGACACAAGTACGAAGAAAATTTGGAAGAAGAAAAAAAGGTTAAATCAGACCCAACCACAAACAAATCACTTGATTTGATGAAAAAATTATCCGATTATTTAGGAAAATAATTTAACTATGGACGAAAAGTATTTTGTAGCAAAAATTCAATATGAATTACCCGACGAAACAACAGGGAAAATTAAAAAAATTAGAGAAGAAAAATTGGTGAAAGGTTTTTCAGTGACTGATGTTGAGGCCAAGGTTACAACAAGGTATCAATCTTTTTCTTATGATTGGCGAATAACCTCAGTTTCAGAGAGTAAAATTGATGAAGTAATAGAAAAATAAAAGTGGTCAAACGACCACTTTTTTTTTTGGTGATATTTATTGGTTATGGTAAAAAGAATAGTTGCATCAGGAAACATTGAAGGTGTGGATTATGATTATCTATATAATACCAATAGTTTCAACGACTACTTCAATTATCTTGATATATATAGGCCTTACGAATTGAGTTTTGCTAGTTTGTCTGAATTTCAAGATACAGGTTTAGAAACACAGGTGGTTTTTGATGTGACCTTTGTGGGTTTGGATAATATCACCAAAAGTTGTGTTGTTTTAGGTGTGGATTATAAAGACGTTTATAATTATATGTCACAGAATTTTGGTAAGGTAATAAAAATAAGTAAATCAAGTTTACAAATAACAAATATATAAGCCATGTTACCAATATACGAAGGACCTATAGCAGGAATAGACGGAGGAGGAGGTAAACAAGCCTTGGGTTATTGGAATGTTGTAGTTGATGATGGAACGACTCATGTATGGACAAATACTAACTCTGATTACAATAGTGCAAAACAAATTCGAAATATTGAGGCGTATTATAGTGCCAAAGGGACCTCTATAAGACAAATGAAATTTGTTGATGGGGGATATACAATTTGGGAAACCCCAAGAGAAGCAAAATTCTATCGTGTAAGAATATCTTCAAAGGACCCCAATAAATTCAAAAATAATTTGATAATTGCTGCAGAAAATTATGACGCAGCTTTAACCGCATCTTCCGCATTTGGAGTTACGAAAACCGTATCGGATAGTCCAATGATTTTTATGGGCTCAATAAAATAAATTTTATGGCAATTTACTTAGTAACAAAATTAAATAACGGGAAAAAAAACACTTATCTATGCAATGCCGCAAGTCCATCATCCACCCTATCGATTCCAGGAGAATATATACAAATAAGTTACGCAAATACTGACAATGTATTCAATATGAACTCAGGTCTGTCAATTTATAATGCCATTTATTTTGATGGTGGTGGAACAAAACAAAACGTTTATATAGCAGAAAGTTCATTCGACTCTGTGTTCGAATTTTTCAGAAGGAATTATGATATTACAGATTTTTTGTCCATAAACAAAACAGATTATGTTTGGTACGAACTGAGATAAAATTATGAATAACTATATAGTAAATTGGAGTAATGGAATTTCACAAGAAAATTTTCTTGTAGTTGCAGATTCTTTTGGTTCATGTGCCGACATTGTCATGTCAAAAAAGTCGGAAGAGGGTTTTATATTGTCCATATATAATACAACTTTATCTATTGACAAAAATATGGGTTCTAATGTGTATTATATTGGTATGGGTGACGGAAGTGAATTTTTTGTGACATCATCAAGTTGGCTCGAAACGAAAAATTGGGTCTACAGTGCTTTGGGTTCTAACGTCGATACCATCACGTATATGGGTATGCAATACATATCTTAAATTTTTTTATTAGTTGAAAATCAACTTTTTTGGTATTTGGTAATATTTATAAGATAAAAATTAGATAATTTCTCATGCAAGAAAATAAAAATTTAGTAGAAGAGGCGCTCATTCAAATGAAAAATGTTGAAGAGGCTATCGCCGAGAATGCAAAAGGAATACTTGCTTCAACTATGAAGGAAGAAATCAACCAATTAGTAAAAGAATCTCTTTCTGAACAAGATGAGATTGAAGACGACGAAGTTGAAATGTCTACAGACGTGGATGACACAGAAATGGACATGGATACTGATAAAATGGATGATTTTTCAGACGAAATTGAAATCGACTTTGAAAATGAACCCGAAACTCAAGATTTAACCGGTTTACCCAACGACGAACTTTTCAAAATCTTCAAACGTATGAATCCTGAGGATTCAATCACCGTAGTAAAAGATGGTAATAATTTACACATCACTGATGATGATTCTGATGTTGAGTATTTAGTCAACATGGGTGAGTCTAAAAACAAAAGACAAACTATGAAAGAAGAAATGGAAGAAGCAACAATCGATGACATTATGGCGACTTTATTCGATGAACCAGGAACTGAAATGGAAGTTGACGTAGATTCTATGGAAGATGATACTGAAACTGAAATGGACGTTGACGTCGATTCTGACGAAATGGAAATGGAAGATGAAGTCATGTATGAAATCGAACTAGGAGAAGATGACGATGAAGCTGATGATGAAGCTGATGATGAAGCTGATGATGAGGCCGATGAAATGGCTGAGTCGGATGATTTAGAAGAAGCTGATGATTTAGAAGAGTCAGATGACCTAGAAGAATCAGACGATTTGGAAGAAGCTGATGATTTAGAAGAATCAGACGATTTAGAAGAAGCTGATGATTTAGAAGAATCAGACGATTTAGAAGAATCTGATGATTTAGAAGAGGGTAATTGGGAAGAGTCTATTGAGGAGTCTTACAATCACAAGAAAGCGATAAAACCTAAAGGTGTTGGAATTGGTAAAGGTCCAAAGTTCTCATACAAGACAACTGCAAAAGGTGGTTTCAAAGAGGACAAAAAAGAAGGTCCTAAAACTATGGGAACTGGTAAGGCTAAATTCGAATACAAGAAAGGTGCTAATATGGAAGGTAAATCCAAGAAAGTTGAAACCAAAGAAGGTCGTCAGGGATACAAAGATAAAGAAGATGAAAAATTGGGAATGAAGCATGGTAAAACAGCTATGAAGCATCTCAAAGGTTCACATTCTAAAAAAGAAAAGTCTCGTAGAGATGACGCGGGTTTCGAAAAAAGAGAAACTAAAGAAGCGGCAAGAACTTACGGTATGGGTTCTAAAGAAGGTAGAGGTCTAAGAAAAGGCATCACCAACAATAGAAACTTTGTGTATGGTTCTAATGGTGTGAAAGTAGAATCTCTTGAAGCAGAAGTTAGTATGTTGAGAGAAAAAAATGATGAGTATAGAAAAGCATTAAATGTGTTTAGAGAAAAATTGAACGAAGTTGCAATCTTCAATTCAAATCTTGCATACGCAACTAGACTTTTCACTGAACACTCAACAACTAAAAAAGAAAAAATAAACATCCTCAGAAGATTTGACGGAGTTGAAACTTTGAAAGAATCTAAAAATCTTTATAAAGCAATCAAAGACGAATTATCAACTGAAGAAACTAAACCAATAACTGAAGCTGTTGAAACAAAATTAAATAAGAATGTTTCTTCAGGTTCAGCAGTGAATCTTATAGAGTCAAAAACCTACGAAAATCCTCAATTCTTGAGAATGAAAGATTTGATGAGTAAGATAAACTAAAAATAAATCAAAAAAATAAAATAATACTACAATGGGAGCATTATTAGAATCAGGTCTTGTTGGTAACATCGGGTTAAAACACCTTAAAGTTATCAAAGAAGACACAATCGGAAAATGGGACAAATTAGGATTCTTAGAGGGTCTTAAAGGTCACATGAGAGAAAATATCGCGCAGCTTTATGAAAACCAAGCTAGCTATTTGATAAACGAAGCTTCAACGACATCTGACACAGGTGCGTTTGAAACTGTGGTTTTCCCTATCGTTAGAAGAGTATTCTCTAAATTGTTAGCTAACGATATCGTATCTGTACAGGCTATGAACTTACCAATCGGTAAATTGTTCTATTTTGTACCTAACATTCAGAGCTATAGTGATACTCCATCACTTCCAGGTCTTTCAGAGCACTACGCACCTTATGGAGCACCAGATGGTCCTGATTCACCAAATAAAGGTTATAACTATAACGATGGAAGAGACCTTTATGATAGATTTTATGAAGGTAACGAACCAGCATTAGACCCACCAGGTTTATTTGACTACTCAAAAGGTTCATTCTCAACAATTACATCGGCAGTTACATCAGTTGTTACAGCAGCTTGGGATAATACTACGTTGAATTTAGTACCAAGCAATTACAACACAACTACTCCGATTGTAGGTAACTCAGCAAGTAACTTCAGAAAAGTTCTTGTAATCATGAGTGGATTCGCACAAGCAGCTGCTGGTAAATTGATTGGTCCTGATGGTAACCCAATTGACACAGAAGCATTCTTGTCTGATTTGACAATTTATGGTGTTTCTAGCAACACAACTACTGCGGGTGGTGGTCCTTATCTTTTCAGAGTAGTAACTCAAAGATATGGTAAGGGTATCGTAGAATACGGTGACAACAATGCTCGGTTAGACTTCCCGAATTCTTTAACTGATGGTGGTCAGTATGATAACATTTGTGATGTGAATGGCAACATTTACTTGGAAATCGACCTTCAAGTTCCAACATGTATTACTTGTGGACCATCTATGGACGGTTATACAGGTTCAACATTCTCATCTAACACTGATTCGAACAACGCATTTACAGCAACTTATAGACTCTATAAGAACTTAGAATTCGAAGATAAGATTGGTGAGGTTTCATTCGACCTTATGTCAGTGACAGTTTCTGTAACTGAAAGAAAATTGAGAGCTCAATGGTCACCTGAAATGGCACAAGACGTCGCGGCATTCCACAACATTGACGCTGAAGCTGAATTGACAGCTTTATTGTCAGAGCAAGTTGCTGCTGAAATCGACAGAGAAATCTTGAGAGACCTCAGAAAAGGTGCGGCTTGGAACTTGAGATGGGATTACAACGGATGGAAGAGATTAGGTAACGGTACTGGTGCTGTTTCTTATACTCAAAAAGACTGGAATCAAACTTTGATTACTGCAATCAACCAATTGTCGGCACAAATTCACAAATCTACTTTGAGAGGTGGTGCTAACTGGATTGTTGTGTCATCTGAGGTTTCTGCAATTTTTGATGATTTGGAATATTTCCACGTATCAAACGCGGCTCCTGAGCAGGACCAATATAACATGGGTATTGAAAGAGTAGGTACTCTCGCTGGTAGATATCAAGTTTACAGAGACCCTTACTTCCCACCAAACCAAGTGTTGATTGGACACAAAGGAACATCGCTTCTTGACACAGGTTACATCTACGCACCATATGTACCATTACAACTTACTCCAACAATGTATAATCCATTCAACTTCACACCAATCAAAGGTATCATGACTAGATATGCTAAGAAAATGGTGAACAACAGATTCTATGGTAGAATCACAGTTGATGGTGTTAGAACATTCGATTTGAAAGAGTTGAGATAATATGGTCTAACCAAAAATATAAAAGGGTCCCTCGGGACCCTTTTTTTATTCTATTATTTTTTTTGAAATTTCAGAGTTTAAAACCGCTAAAGATTTAGATATTAGTTCAGTTTCAATCATTGTGAAAGCACCTTTTTCATATGCGTATTCCAAGGATTTAGTGATAAAAATAATTGATTGTTCCAATGTTAAATCGTCTATTAAATTTCTTAAATCTATAGGAGAATTGTATCCGATAGATTGAAACAAGTATCCAATTGGTTGATTATTAGTTTCCATATTTAAATTTTGAGATATTTATAAATAATAATCGATTGGAATGAGAAAAACAATAAAAGAGGCTACAACATCAGCTAGCTCGGGTAAATTCAAAGTACCTGTAGTGTTAGCACCTCAAATTTGGAAAGACAATCAATTGGGCCCCTTCACGGATAAAGTTTATCATTATGATAATGCAGAATTGGCTTATGAAGAAGCGGATGGTGATTATTTAGAGTCACCTGAAGAAAGAGAAGAAATCGAAAATAAAACTGATAAAATTTCTCAGGTGGACATGTATCTCAAACAATTTTACACAGGACAAAATGATGAAGAGGGGTCTGCTTTGAACCCCACAATGTCTGGTTTACCTCCTGAGGTGGCTGATTTGGTGAATCAAACTTTGGAGGAACAACTAATCAAAGAAGATTTAGCCGTGTGGTTCGGAACGAAAAAAAAACCCAAAGGAAGTAAACAACCTAAAGGTCCATGGGTGAATATATGTAGAAAGGAAAATGGTAAACATCCCCCTTGTGGTAGAAAAAATGCATCATCTAAGGCATATCCGAAATGTAGAGCCGTTCATGTTGCTTCAAAAATGAGTGATTCCCAAAAAAGAGCTGCCTGTCAGAAAAAGAGGAATGCTGAAAAAAAGGAGCCTAAAGTTGGTAAAGGTAATAAACCGACGATGTCTTCATATATGCCAAGAAAGGAATCTTTGGAAAGATTGATTAGGAGAATAATTAAAGAGAATTATTAGTCACCCTTTTAAGAATATCCTCTAAGGAATGTTGAATATTACTTCTCATTTCTTTTTCGAGAACTTCTCTTCTGTTTTCTAATTCCGAGTCGAATAGTTCTATGAGTTCAGAATATAAATCTGAATTTTCAATGTATACGCTGTAACTATATACGTGATTGATAAGAAATAAAGTTCTTTGATGTATCACAATGAACATTCCAAAATTATCATTTTTGATAAACCTTTTCAATGAACGTGGAGCAAATGTCAATCGAGATTCAGATTCTTTTATTAAATTCTTACAAATCTCAACGGAGGTTTGTTCCTCGTAAGTCACTTCGGGATGTGGGTCAAATTTTTCTTGAAGATAGAGATAAACCTTGTAGAGTAATTTTGGTACGTAACCGACAATTTTCTTTTCCATGAAACAAAAATATGGGAAAATTTTAAATTAACAATAAGAACCTGAACAATGTTTTTTACCATCCAATCCTGGCATTGAACCTTTACAAACCTGAACCGCATATCCATTTGCGTATGCACTTGGATAGACTTTGAATTTGGCCTTTGCCGCTGCTTTACCTCTTGCACAAAGTTTTGTTCCTGTTTTCTTCTCCCCCTCACTCAAATTGTCCTCAGGGTAATTAGATGTTTTAGTTTCATTCATCATAAAATCAAAAACCTGGTCCATGTTTTCCTTCGCAACAGTAATGTGGTCATCGGCCCAATCGTGTCCTGCCATCAAAATTTCGTCAACAGTATTGGGGTCTAATTGTAATAATAAGTCGGCTTGCCTTCTAATTTGTTCTAAATTACTAAAAAACATATAATTAGGTGACTGTTGTTCTTTCATCACTTTTTTCACCAACTTGGTGATATCTTTTTCTGTTATTTTAATTATACGTTTCATTTTACATTTACTATATTAAAAGTTAATTGTTTCTTATAAGTATCCTTCTCACCTGAAGTGTTCACTTGGATATCAACATAATATTGATTTGGTATTTTGTCTCTCATATCAAATATGAAATAATACTCGTTGGGGGTTCTATTTATCGGAGTCCAATCTTGAACTTGGACTTCTGTGGTGCCCTCTTTTACGTAAACCCTATAAAATGCTGAGATATTTTCTAACAGCACTTGCCCTGTGTATGCCTTTTTAATTGTCACCCCTACCTTTCTGATATCAGTATTTAAAATTTGTTCATTTTGGAGGATACCATAAAAATCAAATCCATATATTGAAGGTTCTTTTGATTGTGAACCTATTTGTATACCAGCACTGTATTGTTGAAGTATAAACTGATTTGTAACATTTGGTAAAGGTTGTCCGTTTATAGTTAGACCGGACCAAACGTCAAAGTATTCACATGGAGTTGCTCCTGTGAATCCATCAGGAATAATTACCTCATATACCCCTTTTGTTCTCAAACAAGTTGTTAGAGAACCCATACCACTTACAGCAACTCCAAGTCTATCTTCAATCCTAACGAACGGAAGCGTGTCTAAATTCGACAAATCTCCGTTTTGGTATACATAGAGATACAATTTATTTTGTTGGTTTTTTAGGAAGATATTTCTATCGTCCTTGATGTAATCGTCGTAGTTGGTAAGAAGATAAGGTTGGTAGAACGTTTGAGTATGTCTTGAGAAAAAGGCAACCGAATAACTGTCTGTCAAACCTGTTATATTTTCAACTTGTGGAAAATATGCAATACCCCATCCTGTAACACCTGTAATTGTTCCATCTAAAATTCCATTTATTTCAGATGTCATGTCCATGTTTATATCCTCATTACCGAACTCGAAATGTTGTTGGTCTATGATTGTTAGGGCTGAAAAATTTACAACACCCAAATTTTTGTTGTTATAAACTCCTGGCTCAGACCAATTGTCCACAGTCGAAGTTTGGTACCAATTTGAAGGTCTTGTAGAGAAAGCTCTTGGGTCAACGTATGTCAAAGGATTCGCACCACCTTGAGCACTATTTTGGTTGATATTGAAATCATTATAATCATATCCTACACCCTCGTCCCAAGGTTGTGTTGAACCTGTGTTTCCACTGAAAAGTGGGATTCTAAACAAAAATAAATCAAATGAAGTTGCTCTTCTTCTTTCGTTTGACATGAATGTATTCAATAATTCATTATCAAATGATGAGGTATTTGTCATTTTCAAAGTGTGAGTCAAACCACTTATACCAGGCGTACAACCCGTAGATATTACTCCACTTTGTATATTTGAAATTAAAAGAGATAAATCTAAATCAAATAAAAATCTTGTAAATCCGTAGTTGGGTATTACAAAATCAGAAGCACCAAAGTTCAATTCGATTACAGGATTTCTTCCTGTATTTA